CAGGCCCTGGCTCGATCTGTATTATTATTGAGGTGGTACGCGCATATATAAGACCCCCAAACCAAAATAACCCAAAACGTCTTATTATCAAAACGCTAAAAACCAGCTTGACAGGTACCTAAAAAGACAATATGCCTTTCTTTTATGAAAACGTTCGTATTACAGCGTCCGCCGGAAACTCCAGGCGTGTATATCTTGAGGAACACAAAAACCCTTCAGGTTTATGTGGGCTGCACAGCCAATTTACGCAGGCGTTTTATGGCGTGGTGGAGTGGTGCTCACTCCAAAGCCGGAATTCCGGAGCATGTGCTGCGGATATTCAAGGCTTCGCCGCCTGAAGACTGGGAATTCGTGGTCGTAAAGGAGGGCACCAGGCAGGATCGCGCAGAACTGGCGCGGGACGAAGCCTCCACCATCGGTTTTATCGCGGGCCAACACCCCGAAAGGTTACTGAACAGGGCACATAACGATACGCGGAGCACTGCTCCGGTACCAAAACTACCCATGTCGGGTCTTCCCCGCGCCGCTGGTACGGGACGCCCTAAATCGGACTTGCGTGCCGAGGATGGCCGCCAGATGACTTATGTGGAAGCCGCCAGCATACTGAATATCAGCGCTTATGTCGTCAAGAAGCGTTTGCGTCTCCTGCGGGAAAAAGGGGTGGTGCAAGTGGCTGTTGGTGATTTGACATGATTTAATAACCCAAAACGTCTCTACTCTCCCACCCCCAAAACATCCCTGCCCAAAAATCCCAAAACCCAAAAAGCCAAATTAGTCTTTCGTTAACCTATTGATAATACTTCGTTAACCCTCCCCATTGACCCCCCACCCCCGCCGTGCTACCACTCCATCCATGGATGCGGCGGGTTGTCTCCCCGTATCCCACGGCAACTTACTTAAGCCGCCCGCAAGGGCGGTCTTTTTTATATTGTCCTTCGGTCCAATAGGCGTAAGAACTCATCAAGGTATTGTTCGCTGAATAGTTGCCGGAGGAGACCGATGGATATTGCAGAAGCGATTGCTGTCCGTCTCGCCGACGAGGGGGTGCCGTTACGGGCCATCGCCCGCGCCACCGCAATTCCATCCCCCCAGCTCTACGACACCCTGGTCAGGGCCAAGATGGATGGCTCGCTCCTCACTCTTCCCAGGGACGACTGGCCGCCCGGATGCCCCAGGGACCAGCGCTCGCTGCAACTCTCAAGGCTCGCTGCCGACCAGCACGACACGCTGATCTTCGCCATCAAGGATATCTTCAAGCTCACTCCGACCGGGGCGCGTATTTTCCTCCTGCTGGTGCAGCATGAGCATGTGCCGCACGCCAGGATCGACCTCGATCACAAGCTGCTGGTTGTAAATATCTGCAAGATGCGCAGATTCCTCCGGCCCTTCGATATCGTCATCAAGACGCTGTGGGGTTACGGCTACCAGCTTTCCGCCAGCCATCGTCACAAGGCTATGGAGATGATCCTGGCGAATGTGGAGGCGCGGCCTGTAAACAGCTGTGTCGGTTGATATGCGGCGGCAGGTCGCTTAACTCGCCCTTGCAGGCCAGCATGGTCACCAGCGGCAGGTCGCTGACGCGCGCGTACTCTACATCTGGACAGTCTGGCTTGTGCATCACCAACCCGTAGTCGGTCTGCACGATGGTGACGTCGAAGCTCATCGCACGCTCATATGATTGGTATCCTCATGTCTCCCACCAGCACCACGCTGGCCCAGCCGCGCTTTGTCTTGCCAGCTTTAGCCAGTTTTTTGATCTCTGTAAAATAGGGTTCCTGGTACCAGCGCCTTGGGTACGCCGGATCGACGATGAACAGCATTGTCATCGGGTTGTCCGCCAGGTCAATCACGATCCGCGCCGTCCTGGGAAACCAGTGCGCGGGCAGGGTTTCGTCCAGCAGCCAGCGGCACGAAAAGGTCCGGCACGGCGCGGGGCGATCCTCGTAGATCTTGCACCCCTTGCCCGGATCCGCGTGCGGGCACCAGTCGTGCCGTTCCTTGACCTCCGGCACGCCCATGATCTTGCAGCACAGCGAACACTCGCCGCAGGATCTCATGACAGGATACCCACGATAATAACCACCGTTACCAGGAGCATGATGATGCCTATTTCAATGGTGTCGGGCGGGCGGTGCCGCCAGAAATTACCCCAGTTCACGTCCAGCCCGCTGCCGTCACCCGTGGCGGCGGGGGGCGCTTGGCCTTCGGCGTGAGGCGGCGAGACAGCTCATGAACCAGGCCGCCATGCACCACCAGGCAAACGTATTGCAGGCAATCCGCCACATGGGAGAAGCCCTCCTTGTCGAACTTCTCCGGGACAGAGCGCAGCGCGCCGTCCTTGTGCTTCTTGAACCGGTAGCCGCCGCCCAGCGCTCGCACCAGCCACGGGCACCCCGAAGCGTTGATCATGATCGCCGGTCCGCCGTTGATCTGGCGGCCCATGATGGCTTCCACCGCCCTCAATCTGGTGTCGATATCGTTGGTCGGTGCCGGAAACGCGGGCATACCCAGTCGTTTCAGGGCGTCGAAGCAGGTCTCCTCGCCAATCGACGACCGCGCTACCCCACTTGGGTCGCCCACCAGGATCACTTTGCTGGTGATGAATTTTTCGGAGTAGAGCAACGGTCTTAAATTCTGCTCGACGTGCTTTTCCAGGCCCATATTGGTCGCTCCCACCTCGCGGTGGATTAACAGCCTGCCAAGATGATCCACCTGGCCCACCAGGGACCAGGGATTCCTGCCGAAATCCTGACCCACGATAAGCGGGTAGCCTGGGATAACAAATGTTTCCGGCACCACATGGAACGAGGGCTTGAAGGCGGCCTTGAAAACCGCCTCTCCGGAGGGGTCGTCGCCGTACTGGGCGTATACATAGCGCTTGACCCAGGCGCTATCTGAGCCATACATATCAATAAATCGTTCATAATATTGTCTCCCTTTGGCAACACGGGCGGGATGGTTGACCGGCAGGAGGATGGTTTCGTCGGTTTGCAGCAGATAATTGAGGTTTTCGGCCTGTGGCGACAGGCCGGAGGGCTGGATGAAGACGCGCCATGACGGTGGTGGCTCTGTCATGAACTTGTGCCAGTCAGACATTTCCACGGGCATGTTGGTGTCGGCGATGATGCCGTACCAGGTCGGAACGCCCCGGTTGCCGCTTGGATATCGCCCGATACGCCCTGACACGGGGGCGATGACGTCGAAATTCATCTCGATGCATTCGGAGAGCCAGGCTCCGGTCAGCTGCATCGACAGCAACCTTGCCTGGTCGTCGGCGTTTTCGAGCGGAATGAACACCAGTTCCGCCTGAACATCGCCGAATCGGAGGTAGTATGTATTTTCAGAAACCCGCCACTCGCCCAGGCCCTCAAACCACGATTGAGCGTCTTTTAGAACAGTGTCTTTTAGCTGCTTCAGGGTCTGACGAACCACCGCCCAGCGGGTGTAGCGATAGCCGTCAGGAGCCTTGGCTTGTGCCATGCTCCTGCGGAGGATTTCGATCAGGCACGCAGTGGTCTTGCCGGAACCGACAGGCCCCGCTGCGATGCGACCGAATGTAGACGCCTTCATGAAGGTCGCCAGCGTCGGCGGCGCGTTGAAATTTACCGACATTGCTGCCGCCCGTCTTCGATGTCGTTGGGGTGGCGCTCGACAAACTCGACAGCCTTCTCGCCATAGTATTTCGAGGCGATTTCGTTGACCGACAGGTCTTCGCCCTGGAGGATGTTCAGCGATCCCGGCGAATAGGTTGGTGCTTCCTGCAGCATCCGCACCGCTTCCCGGACCGGGGCGTAAGTCCGAAGCTGGTTGCCGTCTCCGGCGATTATCAAAACCTCGTCTTTTTCAAAATGCTCGAACACGCCATGCCCCCCCGTGCCGTAGATGTTGCACAAACGCACGATATGGCCGCCATACAGGCGGCAATAGTGCTCGCCCGCCAGCTTGGAGACGGCATAGCCTGTAGTGGGGTAGTTTACCGCGCTGGAAGAGGCAAAAACGACGTTGTTGCCATAGGCTTCCAGGATCCGCACGGTGCCCAGGACGTTGGTTTCGGTCATTTCCAGGACGTCTTCGCTGCGGGCGTCGGTCAGGGCGGCCAAATGGAAGCAGATATCGCAGTCCGGCAGGTCGCAATCCCGGATGTCGTAGCCGTCCTTGAGGTCGATGCCGACAAGTTTCGGCCCGTCCTGCCTGTCGAACGACTTCCACAGGTGCCTGCCGATAAAGCCCTTGTGCCCGGTAATCAGGACGGTTTGCATGTTCTTGATTCATCCGCTGTGACGGTGTGACGGCTTTTAAGACTGTGACCAGAGAACAAAGCGTGGCAATCAGCCTTTCTCCATCAATGACGCCAGCGCTGCGGCATAAGCGGTCTGGTTCGGCGTTGGCGTTTCCGAACCGGACTGGTTTGCCGAAATTGCCGGGACGACGCTTCCGCCCGCGATGTCGTTGGCGTCGATGGTGATGGATTTGTCGTATTTCTCCACCACCGGCTTGCCGTCCACGTCCGCGCCTAAGTTGATGGTGATGACGAAGCGCTCAGACATCGGCTTTTCGCCCTTGCCCTCGCCGACGCCTGCGTTCTTGGCCAGGAGCTTGGCGACGTCGGTGGCCGCTACCAGCGGTTCGCGCATGTCGAGCGCTCTCCTCGTAATGGCGGGGAGAAGCTGTTCGAGATAGGCCAAAGAGCCGATTTTCACCCGGTCCGCCGTCGAAGTGGTCGAATTCCACTCCAGCGTGAACTGCTCCTTGGCCCTGGCGTAGAACTCCAGCTTGCAGATCTCGTAATAGTCGGTTTCGTCGATGTTGAAGTCGGCGAAAATCTGCTTGTAGGGGCGGATGTTCATGGCCATCTCGCGGGCCAGCTTTGCAAGCGTGATCTCGTCCAGGTCAACCATGAACGCCTCCGTAGCATGTAAGTATTAAGCAATTATTAGCATTTGTCTGCTCTTCTGCCTCCATGGCAGATCCAATGCAGCTCAACGGCGGCAGCCCGCTTGGCCAGCAGGGCGTTCTCAATGTCGTCCCTCCGGCGGCATACGAGGCCATGCTGGCCAAACAGCAGCAGGAGAAGTCCGCCCAGATGGCCCCGCAGCAGACGGCGGTCGCGCCTCCGGAGCTGGTGGGCTACATCCGGGCGCAGTTCGAGATGATGCGCAACCACCGCAATACCGCAAGCGGCTGGTCGAACCGGATGCTGGAAGCGTTGCGGACCTTCAACGGCCAGTATTCGCCAACAAAAATGCAGGAAGTGAATAAATTCGGTGGATCCCAGATCTACGCCAGGCTAACAGCTCAGAAGTGCCGGGCGGCAAGCTCGCTGTTGCGGGATATCTATCTGGGTCCAGACCGGCCATGGTCGGTGCGTCCGCCTGCGGACCCGGATGTCCCCGACGAAATCGTGCAGAAGATCGACGGCCTCATGCAGTCCGAGGCCCAGATGATCCAGCAAACCACTGGCCAGCCCGCCTCTCCCGACGACATTCGCAAGCGCAAGGATTCCCTGATGGACTCCGCGCGCGAGGCCGCGCGCAAGAAAGCCCGCCAGCAGGCCCAGGTCGCAGAGGACCGGATCGAGGAATTCCTGCGTGATGGCGGGTTCTACCACGCGCTGGCCGAATTCATCACCGACTTGCCGATCTTCCCGTTCGCCTGCATCAAGGGGCCGACGGTCAAGATCATGCCGGAAATCCGCTGGCCGCCGGGCGGCGGCAAGCCCATCGTCGAGCAAACCCCCACCATGGTGTGGGGCCGCGTCAGCCCGTTCGACCTGTGGTGGACGCCTGGTGTGTCTGATATCGAGAATGCCAGCGTCATCGAGAAATCGAGGCTGACCCGTGCCGAACTCAACGACTGCCTGGATCTGCCCGGCTTCGACCACAACGAGGTACGCGCTGTCCTCGACGAGTATGGGCGCGGTGGTCTGTACGACAACTGGGACACTACCGACGCTGAACGTGCCGTACTTGAGAGTAGAGAAAATCCAGCCTGGAACCGATCCGGGCTGATCACCCAGATGGAATTCCACGGCAATGTGCAGGGCCGGATTCTGCAGGAATACGGGATGCCCGGCGCATCCGACGAACTGCGCGATTACAGGATAGATGCCTGGTGTATTGGATCGCATATCATCAAGGCGCAGCTGTCGCCTTCGCCGCGTGCGCGGCACCCCTATTTCATCACCTCGTTCGAGAAAGTGCCGGGGACGCCGCTGGGCAACGGCCTCACGGAGATGGTGGCCGATATCCAGGATGTCGCCAATGCCACCTTGAGGGCGCTGGTTAACAACGTCTCGATTGCGTCCGGTCCGCAGGCGGTCGTCAACGACGACCGTGTGCTGCCGGAGGACAACACCGACGATATCTACCCCTGGAAGCGGTGGCATGTCCGCAACGACCCCGTTGGCGACAATTCCAAGGCCCCGGTGGAGTTCTTCCAGCCGCAGAGCAATGCCCAAGAACTGATAATGGTGTTCAAGACCTTCGTCGAACTGGCCGACGATGTGTCGGCGATTCCGAAGTATATTGGCGGCCAGGCGGGAGGCGGGGCTGGCCGAACTGCTTCTGGCTTGGCGATGTTGATGGGCAACGCCTCCAAGATCCTGCAGACGGTGGCGGCTAATGTGGACCGTGACGTGTTTGAACTGGCGCTGCAGCAGCTGGCCGATCTGGTGTTACTGTCCGACACCACCGGCATCCTGACCGGCGAGGAGGACATCTATGTCCAGGGCGTCAGTGTCGCAGTCCAGCGCGAAACCCAGCGGCAGCGGCAACTTGAGTTTCTGCAGCATACTAACAATCCTATTGATATGGGGATCATGGGGAATCTGGGCCGGGGCGCGGTACTGCGTTCTGTTTCTCAGACGATTGGCCTGGATGGCGACAAGGTAGTTCCCTCCGACGAGGAGCTGGAGAAGAAGCAGAAGGCCCAGGACGAGCAAGCGGCGCAGCAGGCGATCCAGCAGAAGGTCGAGCAGGGCATCCAGCTTGGCGTTCAGCAGGGCATTACCAAGATCACGGCGGAACTGACCCAGGCGGGGATCGCCCAGCAGGCGATGATGGGTCAAGGCATGGGCCAACCTCCCGGCCAGCCGGGGATGGGGGCACCACCTGGTGGTCCTCCAGGAGCGGCACCTCCTGGGGGACCGCCGGGCCAGAAACAACTGCCGCCGCCCGGCGGACCGCCCAACCAGCAGGACGCCGCGCGCCAGGCGCAGGGTAACCAGCCGTCGGCGATGAGCAACCAATTTGCCCAGCCCGCCAACGTGGTGGGCAACCAGCGGCAACCCCCAGGTCCAGGTGGACGACCGCCTCCAGTCGGGGGCGGACCAGGCTAAAACGGAGGAGGTGATTATGACGACAGGTGTAACCGGACCTACCGGCACCGACGCGCCGATGCTGACTTTTTATATCAAGTCGCGTCGGACCAGCCCGTTTCTCTTCGACACCGTGACCGCAACCTCGCGCGAGGCCGCCGTCGATCAGGTGGCGAAAGCAATCCCGGAGGGCGAGCAGATCGAGATCCTTGAGGTCAAGGATATCACGGAGATGGCCGGTGCCGATGGACCCACGGGCGCTACCGGTGCAACCGGAGCCGCCACCAGGAAATGAGCAAGCTGGTCTGGAATGCCATCGTCAAGAACGAGGCAGCGATCATCGACCGCTGCATCAACAGCCTGTTGCCGCATATCGACGGTGCCATCATCGTCGATACCGGCTCCACTGATGGTACGCCGGATATCCTGATATCCAGGTTTCGAGAGGCGAAGAAGCCAATTCGACTGGAGCGGGTGCCGTTCGAGAATTTCCAGCAGGCGCGTAACGAAGCTCTGAAAGCGGCGCGTAATAGCGATCTAAAATGGGATTACCTGCTGTTGTCCGACGCCGACATGGAGCTGAAGGTCAGCAAGACCAACTGGCTGAACGGCGCAAAGGGGTTGTCCTATGACATCAAGCAAACCGCCGGAGCGATTGGATACTTTAACCGAAGAGTGGTTAGCTGTCGCGCAAGCGGCGAGTATGTTGGCGTCACGCACGAATACCTTGATGTGGCAACAGACGGAATCCTGGACGGCGTTGAATTTGTCGATCATGCAGATGGCGCTAACCGGCCAGAGAAATTCAGCCGCGATATTGCCCTTCTTGAAAAGGCCCTCGAAACCGAAACTCGTCCAGGACTGATCCAGCGCTACCATTTCTACCTGGGCCAGTCATACTTCGATGCGGGACAGTGGGCCAAGGCTGCGGAGCACTACAGGATCCGCACCACGCTGGGCGGGTTCGAGGAAGAAGTCTGGAATGCACAACTGCATTACGCTCACTGTCTATCGAATCTCGACGATCAGCCGGGATTCCTCTGGGGAATGCTACAGGCGTACCGATTACGACCTCATCGAGCGGAATCGCTGTACGATCTCGCCAAATATTTCCGGGAACGAGGCGACAATCAACTCAGTCTTCTGTTTTCCACACCCGGAATGTCGCAAGGCTACCCCAGGGATGACCTGCTGTTCGTCAACAACCATGTATATGACACTGGCTTGAGGGAAGAATTCTCAATCTGTGCTTTTTACAACCAGGAGCATCGCAAGCGGGGTGCCGTGGTCTGCAATAAATTGGCGCTGGAGGGCAGTCGCCAGGCCAGCAGTAACCTTTACTGGTATCTTGAGCCGCTGGTGAACAGCGTTCCCAGCTTCGTGCCGAAGCGGATCGTTTTTAATCCACCGGACGGCTACGTCGCGATGAATCCGTCGATCTCCAGCTACGGCGACGAGCTGAAAGTGCTGGTGCGGACCGTCAACTACACCATCACGCCGGAGGGGCAATATGAAATACGCGACACCGCCGGTTCTGCCAGTCGTGATAACCCTATCCATACTCGTAATTTTATTATTGATCTGGACAGCGATCTGAACATTACGTCTCACTGCGAGCTGTGCTGGAGCCGTCCAGCGGCTTTGTATGATCTGGTGATTGGGCTTGAGGACGTTCGTCTGTTTGAGAAGGATGGACAGTTGCAGGGTATTGCCTGTGTGCGTGAGAATACCGCGCAGGGCTGGTGCGAGCAGGTGCTGTTTGGCATTAATGACGGCGGCCAGGTGGGCTGGTTTACGACGGTGTTGCCAACAACGCCGCGCCAGCATGAGAAAAACTGGATGCCGTGGGTCAGGGATGACCAGCTGCAGTTCGTCTATCGGCTTGGCACCTTGATTGATGCCAGTGGCAAGGAAGTGTTTCATCGTAAGCCGGAGATCGACGTCTCCAGGATCAGCGGCGGATCGCAGGTGGTGACCGCCAACGGCATTCACATGGCGGTGGTGCATGAGGCCGAATTCATTCCGGGTCGCCCGCACAACCGTTACTATCGGCACCGCTTCGTCACCTTCGCCAACGACGGCGGATTGTTGCGTATTTCGCCGCCGTTCTACCTGCATGACCGCCAGATCGAATTCGCAGCTGGAATGGCCTACTTGCCGGAGCATCGCCAGCTGGTGATTAGCTACGGGGTGCGGGATTGCGAAGCCTGGCTGGCTACGATGGACTTCGACGAGGTGATTGCCTTCATCGCGGAGGGGTCATGATAACAGCCGTCACAGGGTTCGTGCCGCTTCCCGGACACCTTCGTTCGGAACAGACCTATCGCACGCTGGGGAAGAAGTTGCTCGATTGCAACATCCCCATTGTGACGCTGGAGAACGACCTGGAGGAGTGCTGGCTGTACGAATACCTGCAGGAGTTCAAGCTGAAGCCCACCCATTCGGTCAGCGACAATCCGGACAAGAACACGGTGAATTACCACATCGTGCAGGCGCAGAAGTCGGAGTGGCTGGCGGTGGCGGCGACACAGAACCCGGAAGCCGACGTGCTGGTCTGGATCGACTACGGGATTTTCCACTTCGCGGGCATGACGCCGGAGATCATCCAGGACTTCATGGCGAAGGTAGCGGGCGAGAGAGCCATCGCGATCCCCGGCTGCTGGAGCGAGGACTATATCTACGACGACCACCACCCCTGCTGGCGGTTCTGCGGCGGGGTGATCGTGATGCCGAGACGTTACGTCTTTACGTTCGACCGCGCCATGAAGCGGGAATACGTCCGCTGGCTCGATGAGACCAACAATCTGTCCTGGGAAGTCAATACCATGGCCAGGGTGGAGCGGTGTGAGCCGGATCTGCCGATCTGGCACTACCGGGCCGACCATGGCCGGATGCTGTTCACCGAATACAAGGCAGGGGTAGAAAATGCCCTATGATCGCGTAGTTATTTCCTCTGGACACGGCAAATTCGTGCGCGGCGCTGCCGGGGTGCTGGACGAGGTGGACGAGGCCCGCCGGGTCGTGGACCAGGTGGCCGCCACGCTGCGGGCGGGCGGGATCGACGCCATCACCTACCACGACGATATCAGCAAGACGCAAAATGAAAATCTCAATAGAATCGTGGACTTCCACAACAGCAAGTCCAGGGACCTGGATATCAGCTGCCACTTCAACGCCTACCAGAGCACGTCCAAGCCGATGGGGACGGAGGTGCTGTATGTAACCCAGCTGGAGCTGGCCAAGCTGATGTCGGCGTCGATTGCCTCCGTTGGCTTCATCAACCGGGGTCCGAAGAAGCGCACCGACCTGTTTTTCCTCAATCACACCGCGATGCCAGCGATCCTGCTGGAGGTTTGCTTTGTGGACAGCCAGGCCGACGCCAGGCTCTACAAAGAGAGTTTCGATATCATTTGCAACGAGATAGCCTTCGCCCTGGGGGCCGATTTCGATGGTGGTAGTCCAATAGAGTTACCTCCTCCGGAGGGACCGGATGAGGAGCATATGCTTTTGTGCTCCGGAAAATGCTCTTACTTCGGCGGGCCTGGCGATACGGGAGTAAGCCCGCAGGAGGGGTTGGCCTTCCATTACAGTGTCACCCAGCAGAATCAGCATCTCTTCCTGCCGTTTTCCAATGGGCTGGGGCTGGCGCGGCAGCTGAACCCTTACGTTCACTACATCGCCTGCCGTTGGGATTACGACGTCACGCCCAAGACCATGCTGGCCGAGTCCGGCCAGGTGGCGCTGGTGCGGGCTATAAAGACAGGACGGGAATTAACCGCCATCCCTGCCGATTGGGGTCCGCATGTGGACACCGGACGGGTGGCGGATCTGTCGCCCAGCCTGATGGAGGATCTTGGGATTGTTACCGACGACGAGGTTGAGGTCATTTACCCCTGGCGTGGTCCAGATGGTGGATGAGGTCAAATCATGGGTCAGGGAGAATTCCACCCTGGTCTATTTTTTGATCGCACAAATGATCGCGATTGGCGCTGGTGCGGCTTCCATCCTGGCCTATGCGGTGAAACTGGAGACGCGGGTACACACGATGGAGACCAGAGGCGCGGAGTACAGCGTGGCGCGGATGGGCAAGATGGAAGAACGCATCACGGTGATTGAACAGAAGATGGTGGCCAATGACATCATCATGAGGCGTCTCATTGATGAGTTCGTAAAGGACCGGCAGAAGTAACGGAGGGCGTGATGGCGCAACCGCAACGGGTCTGGATTACCGAATTTTCCACCCAACTGACGATGGCGGTTGCTCCGATGGCGCAGTTGCCTGCTTTGCGCAAGCACCCGCCGCTGGATTTGATTGATGGCACGGCCAAGAGGGCAGAATTGCTGTCGGAGACCAAATACATCCGGATTGTAAGTGAGGTGCAGTGCGCCTACTCGACGACCGGGGACGCCACCATCAACGATATCCTGCTGCCCCGCCTGCATGTGGAGTATATGGGGACGGCAGCCGACGACACCTTTGTATCCGTGATCGCAGCACCATAGGAGGCTTGATATGGGAATCTATTTTCTGCCGGGACCGACCATTCCTGCTGGCGAGGCAATGTCCAATGCTGTGGATTGCGGGGGCAATCAGATTTTGCGGATTGTCATGCCGGATGGCTGGGATCCTGCCCCGCTGTCGTTTCAATTGTCACCAGACAACGCCAAGTTCAACGATCTGTATCATATCCAGGCTACGGCGGGCACGTTCGTGCCTTATGAGGTGGTGGTGTCTCCGGTGTCGGATGGCTCAACTTTGTCGATGCCCCCGTCTACAGGCATGAAGATTTTCTGGGTCAGGTTTCGCTCAGGGACCAGAAGCCAGCCGATCAAACAGTCTCATGAACGGCAGTTTCAAATCGTGATGT